CTGCTCCATAGTCCAGATTGTGTCTGGATTGATGTCAGGGCCAGTAGAGCCATAGCCGATAGTCCAAGGGTGTCCGCCTGTGCCCGGATCAGGATACGCTTTGACTCTACCGTCAGGCAGAACCTTCGCGCATCCTTCAAAGGGCTTGACTAAAACATTCTTACACAGTTCAATTGCGGGGTTCACGTTTCTCAATGCTCCGACCAAGGAACCAGAACGTCAGAATCATCATCAGCATACTGAAGTCATCAGCAGTCCAGATTTCTTGCATGACTTGGATAGCGGGTAAACCACTATTGACAGCATACATGATGGTAACGATCTTGACAGCCGTATATAGACCGAAAAGCAACCAAGTGATACCGGGACGAACCAGAGCAGAGATAGAAGCAACCCACTTGTAAGCCTTCTTGTCGGCTTCGGCTTGCTGCTTGAATGCTTCTCCGATAGCGTCTACATTGGCCTTGCTGAAGTCAATATACTTCTCTTCCATGCGGTACTCACCCCGCATCTTCTCTAGGTCAGTCTGAAGAGAAAACATCTTCAGTTCGTGGCTTCGTTCATCTTTACGGTCAAGCCACTTCAGTACCTCCGGGGCCAGACGGAACAGGCCACCGAAGATACTACCTAGAAGACCGCCTCCTAGCATTTCAAACATATGCTTATTCCTGCGGTTGAATAGACGACATCATTGCTCGGTAAGCCATGCTGACTTCTTCAGGTTTTAGGTTACCGGAAGCAACATCACGAATCAGTGTTTCAGCAGCACGCCTACGCATAGCTCCCAAGGCGCGGTCAGCAGCAAAGCCACCGGCACCGATTCCAATACCAAGAGCAGGATTAGTTATACCAGCACCAAAGGTTCCAGCAGCAACCAATTGACTACGCTCTGGGTTAAATCGTGCAGCTAATGACAGCAGAGGATCAAGAGTACCACCAGTGGCAGCTTTCCTGATCGCCGCCTGTTCAGCAGTGCTAAACTGACGAATCTTATTCTTGTCGGCAGCAAGGTTAATTAACTGACGACGAAGAAGTTCACCTTCAGACGCCTTAGGGTCTAGTGCCTTGGCTTCTGCGGTATTCAAGGCATCTTCAAGGATAGAAGCCTTAGACATATTGCGCCAGTCTTGTCGGGCATTAGCTACTGCCTTAACAGCAGCGTCTAAACTGCCTTTGTTAGAAAGAATGTCCTTGGGGCCAAGACTTGCAATGTAGCTGTCTAATTCAGCCACTGCTTTTCCTGCATATCGACGAGTAGTTGTGTCATTGGAAGACCGAAGATCAGACAACTGACCACGCATCTTTTCTAACCTATCAAAATCTACTCGTTGGGTTCCTACAGCTTTACGAAAACTTTCAAGTTGCTGGTATACTGGCTTATGGGTATCAACAATTTCAGGATCAAAGCCTGCTTTACGCATATTGGCCTCAATACCGTCAAAAGCATCTAAGACACTCTTTGGCTTGACAGCAACACCCTGCTGCTGCATAACTGTATATTGGTCTTGTGACCGCTTCTTAATCTGGTCAAGAGTTAATGAAGGGGCGCGAGTATCAGTAGCAGCAGAAACACCTTTGGCTGCGGTTTTACCAGCGGCGGTACCGGCTAAGAAGCCAGCAATCAGACCGGCGGTAGGACTCTCGGTAGTTTCTGTTACTTGTTCTGCGGCAGCTTGAGAGACAGTACCGGCAGGGCCAGCAACAGCCATCTGAGTACCGATATTCTGTCGCAAAGGCTCTAACAACTTAGAACCACCGGAAAGGGCTGCTGTAGCAGGAACACCGGCAACAGCGCCTGCCCCTGCCTGGACAGCACGCTCAAGTGCCCCACTAGGTTCAGGAAGACCTAACTGTGTCAAGACATTTTGAAGTCTTCCCATTTGATCTGGAACACCAGCAGCAACCGCAAAAGGCTCTGCCAACATGGCTGGAATAGTGGCCGCACCAGTAATACCGGCGCGAGCAGTCAAGCCTAATTGACGAAGAATCTGAGAACCAGTGGAAGGCGCAGGAGAAGCCTTGGGAAAGTTCTCCTGAGCATACTTTAATACCTGTTCCTGTGTAGCTCCTTCAGGTGCCGTAATTTCATATTCTTTGCCGTCAGGCGCGGTCACAACATAAGTAGGCATTTTACTTCCTTATTGTTTCGGACGAATAGACCACTGACCAGTAGAAGGCACAGCCGCTGCCTCAGGAGCGTTCATTCGATCAAATTCTTCTCTAGTAATGGGCTGTTGTCCGTTGGTAGTCCTTAGCCAGTTATTATAGTGAAACTCAATCTTTGTTAAGTTTTCCTTTAATTCCGTTGGCTTTAGACCTTGAGACAGACTAGCAATGGTAGACTGAAGAGCATTCAATTCTTGCACAGCCACCTGACCAAGAGCACCGCCAGTTGGGCTTGCTTCGCGCATCTGTTGTAAACGATCAAAGCCAATGTTTGCCTTGATGGTGTCTAACTTTGTACGAAGAGTGTAAGCAGGAGTGGTCGGAATGAACGAAGCAGCGACGCCGATACCGGCAGTATTCGCACCCACTAAACTCTTAGCCTCACCGATAGTACCTAACATCGAGGTTGCATGGGAAGTGGCTTGTTGCTTGGCAAGGTCTTTCTTTTCTTGCTTTTCGTCCCTCTTAGCCTTCAGTTCTTCCAATCGAAGGTTAGCAGTTTCTCGTTGTGCAGAAGTAACAGCAGAAGTCACCATAGCCTTAGCAGCAGCCATCTGTTTCTTAAACTCTTGATCTCGTCGCTGTTGCTCTTCTTTGGCAGCAATCTTTTCACGCTCAAGTTCTGCTTTTGCAATACGATCAGCACTTGCTTTTTCCCTACGCTCTAACGAAGCAAAGATTTGTTCAGGCTTTCCGTACTTTATCACAACAGACTCGATCTGTTGAGGGGTTGCATCAGGAGGCAGAGCACTTAATTCTGATTCAATCCTAATCTCACGGGCTGTCTTACGTTCAGTCTCGGCAGTCCTGGCACGAATCTCTTCCTCGCCAGCTACGGCTTTGGCTTGCTCTGCACGGGTCTTTCCAAGGACAGCTTGTTGTTGCATCATCTGCTGTGCCTGCATCGCAGCCTGCTGTGCAGCCTGGGGATTGACCTGTCGCAGAGCATTAGCATACTGCATCATGCCTTCAGCAGTCGTGGTGTCGAACTGCTGTGCAAGACGACGCAACTGCGAAGCCTGCTCAAGCATCGGATCACGAGCACCCAAGGCACGACCAATGCCAGTAATGCCTTCGTAGATACCGGCAGCAACACGCTGTTGCGGGTTGAGGTTAGCAAACTGTAAGGCACGCTGCCGATCAACTTCAGCTTGGGCCTGTTCAGGACTCATTCCTTGGTTCAGTAAACCAAGAAAAGGATTACTCATCATTCCGTCAGCCATTATTAACCTCCGAACAGTTTACCAATTAACTTAGACACCGGATCAGCCAAAGCGCCGACAACTGCGGTGTTTCGGTTGAAATCAGCAGCCTGTTGTGCAGCCTGTCCTTGTGCCTGGATCGCAGCAGCCTGACGAGCCGCAGCAGTCACAGGATTTCCTAAGCCAACACCCATCTCAAACGGCTGCTGTCCGGCTTGCTCAACACCCGTGGCCTGACGGAAGCCTGTGCTGAACGGAGCCAGTGCAGCTTCCTGAGCACCGTAACCACCGCGCTGAAGATTCAGAGCACCACCAAGCAAGCCTTGACCGAAGGTGACCTGTTGCTGACCCATCTGCTGTGCCTGAGCAGCCAACTGAGCATTACGTTGCTGCTGTGCGTTGTAGAAGGCTTCCATAGCCGGATTAGCAGCACGAAGACCAGGGGCACCCATCGGAGTAGCCCCAGTAGCACCCATCGCAAGGCCGCCAGTACCACGACGGAACTGTTGCGTCTGCAACTGTGCCAGAGCACGTTCATCCAGAGGAGCTAACAGTTCTTGTTGCTGTGCAAGATACTGCTGTGCCGCAGCCTGAGGAGTCTGTGCAACGTACTGTTGACCTAAGCCAAACAAGCCTTGAGCAGCTTGGTTGACTTGGCCTTGCATGGCTTGCTGCTGCTGTGCCTGTTGCAGTGCTCCGCCAGAGATACCCAGCAGAGCCTCACGCATAGCAGCCACATCAGGAGCCACTTGGTAGCCAGCACCCATGAGTTCACCCGTGGGGCTAAACTGGAAGCCACTACGACCAAAGCGAGTGGTGACGCCTACGGGGCGGAACTGCGAAGCCTGTGCCTGTTGTGCAGCCAACTGAGCAGCGTTACTACCGGCCTGATTAGAGGCATAGATATTGCCTGCGGTGCCGATCAGGTTACGGAACAGTCCAGTTAAGTCAACGCCAGAGGTGGGAGCACCGCCAGCAGCAGTGAAACCAGCCTGCATTGCAGCAGGAACAGTAGAGCCAAATGACTGTCCTGGGAAAAGGCTATTGTTAACTAAAGACATTAGTAGGTACCTCCATCAACGGTACCATTGAATGTACCAGACAATGTTAGATTAGCCATCGTTGTGGTTCCCGTATGCGTTCCATTGTTAGCGTCAGGCTTAGAGGAAACGGCAGAGGCAATGTTATTGTACTCTGTGTCGATTTCCGTGCCCTTGATGATCTTGGAAGGATTGCCCGACACAAGACCGTCTTTAATAGCAAAGTTAGTAGTTTTGGTATAATTAGACACTTAGTTACCTCGTTTTTCCTACTTTGGTAAAGACATCAATCTTTTGGATGGATATTGGTCGAGTATTCACAGTGGTTTCAAAACCTAACTGAATAACCTTACCAGCACCACCAATGTTGATTACCTTGTTGTCGAAAGCTGATCCACCGTATTCACCGATATTGTACTCGGCAATGTTGTATTCTGCAACAGCAGCGTTTGACAGGTTGAACTGACGGCTGTTCAGAATGTCGCTATAGTCATAACCGAACTTCAGCACTACAGGATAGCCCTGTCCACCGATAGTCGTGATACCAACCTTCTTCATAATCTTCAGTGCTGTGGGCACACCGAAGTCAAAGTAGTTGGTGTAGTACTTCATCACATAGGTGTCGGTATTGTCACGATAAGTGTCATACTTACCGACATATCCAGGCTTACCTAGCAGAAGGTCTTTGTTCTGTTTGTAGCAGAAAGCTGTTGGTACGCTTCCATCCCATGTCGTAGCCCTGCTTGCACCATTAGGCAGCAGCATCCGAAGGTCAAAGCAGTAGGTTACTCCAGTGACAGGGAAAGTAATCAGATAGAAACCTTCCTTGTCTGAGTGTGTTGCCTTGATACCTGCGGCAGTCTCCAGAGTCATCGCAGCTACAACATCATCACGCACATTTGCGCTGATGTCGCGCATCGGCGAAGACTTCTCCTGAATCACCCGTGACAGCGACTTGACACCGCTATCAGACAGGAAGTACACATCTGAGCCAGTGGTAACCACGGAGTCTCGTGCAAAGCAGCCAACGCCTGTGATTGTGTCTTGTAACTGTAGACCAGCAGGGTCTTGAGCGTTAGCGTAGATCAGAATCTGCCTACGACCAAAAACGATCAGGAAACCGTTGTGGGCTGCTAGAGCAATAATTTCGTCGGCACCAGCAGGCCAAATTTCTGCAATGTCTAAGGTTCCAGCAGTTCCAGTAGACAGGACAAAACCACTGAGTAGATCAGAAAACTGAATAGTTGTTTTGTTACTGGTGTTATTGGCTGACCATGTACGACCATAAGCACTGATAACGCAATTATTATTACTGACAGTTCCAACATATCCAGTCTTCTCCGACACCCTGCGGTAAGTTGTAGTTGACACAGCAGGATCAAAGATCAGAGGATCATGTCCAGACTGGTACATGTACAGGATACCGTTCAGAGCAGCCATCTGCCAGTTGCTGTCAGTGATCGTCGGAGCAGTTCCTCCGCCACCGTAGGTCAGCATCGTCAATGTACCGCCATTAAGCCTGAACAGCTTGTTGTTACCGGCAGCAATCGTGTACGAAGTGCCGTTAGCAGCAATCAACTCACCGATAGCCTTGACAGCATTTGAGCCTAAGTCAGTGTTGGTCGCATGCGTAGGACTCCAGCCTTTACGAGCACCGATACGACCAAACTTGTCAATCACACAATTCGTAGCAACAGTAGCAAAGCCTGATTCAAGTGAAACCACCGAGTCCTGCGTGTTAAGGCCGTAGAAACCCGGAGCAGCGATAGAAGTGGTTAACAGCTTTGCTACCATTATACACTCGTCCAGGTTACTTGTTCATCGTACCGGTTAGCTTCAAGAGCAATAGCGTCTGACAGTGCAAGACGATACTTCTGATATAATTCACTGAAAGACTGTCCACCATCTTCACCTCGTTCAGCAACAGCGTTAGCGTATGCTAACATCTGCACTAAGTGAGGAGGGACTTTAACCAAGTCACCGTTGGCAGACAGGTCAGTCTGAGGAATGTTCAGATTAAACCGGAGGGAATAGACCGCATCAGGCTGTGGCCAGACACGGACAACATTGTCGTCGTTGCTTACACCGTCAAAGGCATAGTAGATCGGGGCAGCATTCTGGACATCAGCGAGATAATACTGTGTATCCAACCAGTCAGGAGACACCTGATACATCGGGACATCTTCAGTCTCGTTCATAACCATGTCAACCTTAAACCGTTGACCAGAACCTGTCAATGTGTATGCCTGTTGTCCAGAAACAGTAGGTACGACAATCGTTTGACTTAAAGCATTCCATGAGTAGGCGTCTTCAATTTCACGCTTTGCGTCATTGATTAAGACACCAATCAAAGAACTGTAAGGAGTATCACCAACAGATGAAACTTCTGTTTCCCTAAGTCTTATAAGGACATTGTTAACAAGTTGTAAATAAGTTGTTGCCATTAGTTTTCCTTGGTGTCTTTATAAGTAATCATTATAGACGATTCTCTTAGACTTGTCAATAGGTGTCTGCACTAGTGTTGTGCTTTTACAACAAACTGGAAGATCATAAATAGTGTAGCTACAACAGCCCAAGCACCCATGCCCATGTTTACCCATCGTTCAACCTTACGATCTACTCTGGTAATGCTCTTATCAAGTTCTTCTGTCTTTTCCTCAAGGTCGTCAATACGAACACCTTGAGCAGTCTGACGCTCTTCAACGAGGATCAGACGAGTCACAGCATCGGTTAATTTGTCTACTTTGCCTTCGATACGTTTCAAATCCTCATTGAAGCCTGCATCCATGTTACTTCTTAGCCTTCTTCTTAGACATTCCAGCCTCTGACAAGGCAATCGCTACAGCCTGCTTGCGGCTCTTAACAACTGGGCCTTTCTTGCCACTGTGCAGAGTACCTTCCTTGTACTCACGCATAACTTTCTCAACTTTGTTAGGCTTCTTCATCATATGTTCCTCGCTAAGTATTCGTACATGTGGTAACAGAGCACAAGAAGGAAAGCAATAGCAAACAAATACAAACCGTTGGTAATCATCTCTTGTTTCCGACGTTTTGCAATCTTTGCTGCTTGCTCTCGCTGTCTTTTGATCTTAGTGCGTTCAGCCATCATTGACTGATAGGCTTCCTGTCCATACACACCAGCGATAAGAATATAGAGTTCATACTCCATCTTCTTTAGTCGCTCACGGTGCATTACGATGTCTAATGCTTCCTGCTCAATTGATCCTTTACCAAGAAACTTGCCTTTCTTGAGGTCTTGTTCTTTTTTGGCAGCACTTTCGTTAAAAGATTGGACAGCCGAGTACCATTTACCAAGCTGTCCCGCTACACTTTCTATTTCTTTGCCAGCCTTCACCAGCTTCTGTACGGTATTGAATGCCGTAACAGCTACTCCGAAGGCTGTAACTGGATCAATCACTTTTTATCATCCTTAGATAGATCCGCTGCTGCCAAACGTAATAACTTCTGCTGCACTACCAAAAGTTACTACATCTTCAGGAGTTGAAGAAGTTTCAAGTTCTACAACTTGCATTATTTCTTCAACAGAACTTGCTACCCATTTCTGTTCCGACTGACTCCAGTTATAAGACATACCAGGAGCATTCGGACATACAGGACGAACAACCCATCCAGGTGGATACCACCAGACTACTTCATGTCCTTCTGGTGCTGTTGGTTTATCAGGAACCTCAATCCACCCTTCGGTGCCATCTGTTTGTGTTTTTGGAATAGAGCCGTTCTTGGAGTAAAGCATCATTGATCCTGCCATTGAGAGCGTTGAGGGGTGAACGATGAGGTGTAACGGGCTACGCCCTTGGTGATGCGGAGGTCGTCCATGTAGCCGTTGAACGGGGCATCACCCGGCGATCCACCTCCATAACCAAGCGGATTGGCGCCGATGCCAATAATTTGTGTTGTGTTGATGTCGGTACTGTTGGTCGCGCTGCCGCTTGAAGTGCCATCTCGGTACAGCGTCAGTGTGGTTCCGTTTCGGACAAGCGCGTAGTGAATCCATGTGCCGGTTGATGCCGTGCCGGATTCCGTAATGACAGCCGACCCGTTGACATAAACAATCATCCTGCCGTTACCGTTGCCAGTCTGAATCAACAGATCGCCCGATGTGGTGTATCCATACGAATAGATGGTCTGAAAACTACTGATGTTTGAGAAGTTGATCCAAAACTCAAGCGTGAAGTTGCCCGTACCAAACGCAAAGTTTGGCGTGTTGGCGCAAACCAACCGAGCGCCGCTTCCCGGGATTGAAAGAGACGCCCCACCGAACTTGCTCTGCGCGGTGCTGATCTGCGCGTTGCCAACCGTTTCAAGGTTGTTCATCTCGGCGTTGTCGATGATGCCTGCGTTGGTCATTGAGCACAGCAGAGACACGGTTCCGGCCGATACGGTCGTTGTAAATGGCGCAGAAGGAGGTGTAAAAGTCGTGCTGTACAGAGCGCCGCTTTTTGTTAGCCGATCAACGATGTATCCGTTATGGCCCTGACCCGTTTGTGGACTTCCTCCTGTGTTCCAACCGCCATACGCCGATGTGCTGTCTTGAGTAATGGTCACAGAGGATGTTGCGGTTCCATCGCTGACCCCGTTCCTCCAGAGCGTGAATGTGTTGCCGCTTCTCGTAACGGCCAAATGTGTCCAAGCATTCAGCGGTATGGCAGTGCCTGTGAAGTTCACTGCATAACTACCGCTTGAAGCAGCAGCCAACACGCCGGGAGCACCTGTATTCGTTAAGTACAAAGCAAAGCCATTAGTCGCTGATCCGTTTGTCTGTGTTTGAACACCGATTACGGAACTGCCCGATACGAAAGCAGTTGGGTATACCCACGCCTCATAGGTGAAATCGCTTGTGCCGAGAGACAGCGCCGCATTGGTGTTTGATGCGACACGAATGTAATCCCCCGTCCCATCAAAGTACCCACTCCCGCCATCAGTGCCTGCGGCATAGGGCGCAGTCGGATTGAACGGGCTGAAGCGTTGGACTGATGGATTGCCATTGGGTGTTAATGTTGCAGCAGTAGTTGATGTGTCAATAAAACGATTGGATTGGCAAGTAAGTAAAACAGTGTTTGCATCCGCAACAAATGGACTGGCAGGCAACGAAATTGTGCGAACCACATTTGAAACACGAATATTTGACAAGTACCCTATCCAACGATACGGGTCACCACTCCATTCGCTTCCAATAGAGGGCGTTGTATTTTGAACAGAAGTGCCGTTTGTTACCGTACCTATTGATGCTCCATTGATATACACAGTTACTGTAGAGCCGCTTCTAGTAACAGCAAAATGCACCCATTGATTAGTTGGTACAGCAGAACCAATATTGTTCGCCGTTGCACCTATCTGTACGCCAAATTTTCCATCGTTGTTGATGTAAATATTAAATCGTCCGGCATTGCCCGAAGTTCCTTGCGACAAAATGGAAGGGTAGTTTGTGTAAGTGTTACACCAAAACCAACCATCAATCGTAAAATCACCTGTCGCGGGTATAGTTTGACTTTGTGAACTGGTAATGTAGTCACCCGTCCCATCAAAGTAGTTCGACCAGTTGTTCCCAAACGGCGCGAAAGTCCCCTGCGTGGTGTTGCCGTTGCGGGTGATCGTAAAGTTGTTGGTGCTGCTGTCGAGGAAGGTGTTGTTCTGCGCCCCGTTCGTGCCGTTGCCGTGCAGCATCAGGGTCACATAGCGCCAGTAAGGATCAACCGCAGGCCACAGGTTCTGACTCAGCAGAGACTGATACTGGCTCATGCTGTAGACGCCGTTGCCCTGATTGCCCAGTGCCGGGTTGGGCAGCGTGGTCAGAGGAAATGGGTTCTGCGTGCTGACAGCCGTGTTGCCGTTGACCGTGATGGTGAAGTTGTTGGTGCTGCCGTCCCTGAAGGTGGGGTAGGCGCAGGTCAGCAGTTGGGTGTTGGTGATGGCTTGAAGAGGGCCGACCGGTGGCGTGAAGGCCGAGGTGTAAACGGCTGTGCCTTTGACGACACGAAAGTTCGACACATAACCAACGATGTAGTTGGTGTCTACTTCAGTCCACCTACCAACACTGATTCCGTAGGACGACCCCGTGGAGATGCTGTTGCTATTGGTTGCCGAGCCTTCCTGTGCGCCGTTCAAAAAGAGGCGCATCGTTGTCCCACTTCTAGACAACGCTATATGGTTCCATGCGTTCAGAGTAAGCGTTGTCGTCCCCGTGATAACAGCAGACCCGTTCCAAACTTTCAGTACGCCGCCTTGTCGATAAACTCCAAGAGACGATGAGCCGGTTGTTGCTCCTTGGGCGAACAAGTACTCGTAATCGTTTGGCCCCGAACGCCCCGTAATAAAGAACCAACCTTCAATTGTGAAGTCTGATGTCCCATAGGTGAACGCGGCGTTGGACGGTGCGTTTAGATCGTCACTCCCGTCAAAGTACCCCGAGAACCCGCCCGGAGGGTTGTAGATCAAGCCGCCGATGTATCGTTGACTCATGTTCTTATCCTTTTATTGCTGCGGCATCCGCGCTACGGGCGGGGTGAAGTTGCCGATGTACCGGGCCGCGCCTTTGGTGAGCCGAACATCATCAAGATAACCGGTCACAATTCGACCCGAGTCGTATCCTGCGCGTCCTACATAAAACACATCAGATGCGTTTGTTGTCTGAGAGTTCGTGCTTGTGGCCGTGGCGTCTACGACACCATTGACAAACAATCGGAACGTGCTCCCGTTTCGACTTACAGCAACGTGCGTCCAGGTGTTCGCGGGTATAACGGTAACTCCCGTAACTATCGCGCCTGAATAGTTAAAGTTAAACGTCAAGACGTTTGCAGATGTGTACGCAAAGACAAAGCCGTTCAGAGTGCTAGGTGCGCCACGAGAAACCATGCCGGAGTCTGATGCAGCGCCCGACGCTGTTCTGTAAAGCCACGCCTCAATGGTGAAGTCGCCTGAACCAAGATCAGTCTGCGGTGTGGGCGGCCCCGCAAGCCAATCCCCGCTGCCATCAAAGTACATACTCCCCGTGCCGTACTTCACCACACTGGTAGACACCTGAGCATTGCCCACTGTCTCTAGGTTGTTCATCATGGCCGAGTCAAAGATACCGGCGTTGGTGAAGTTCAACAGAAGTTGTGTGTTCGTGATGGCGGTTAGGGGTGCCGTGGGTGGGGTAAATGCGGCGGTGTAGGCAGCGGTACCTTTGACTACGCGACAATCTGCAATGTATCCGGTATCATAGGTCGGATCGACGATGGCCCCAATATACTGGGTGCCTGTGACATTTAGATTAGTTGTCATGGTCGTATTGATATCCAACACGCCATTTACAAATCCACGAAGCGTTGACCCTTGTCGAGCAAAAGCAACATGAGTCCATGCATTTAACGGGACGGTAATTGTTCCTTGAATGTCTGCTCCGTTAAAAAATGTTGCTTTTAATGCGCCGGAAACTAATCGCATCCCCGCTGCCCATGGAATATTTGAAGCCGATCCACGAGCGTCAATAATTGACCAAAAACTACTAGGATTTGCAGTTGGATATACCCATGCCTCAACCGTAAAATCACCTGTACCAAGCGACATTGCCGTTGCTTGACTTAATGAAAGGGAGTCCCCGCTCCCATCAAAATACCCCGATCCACCCAGTACGCTCCCACTCCATGTGGTTGCGCCGGGGAAGGGTTGGAAGGCTTGGACTGAGGGGGCACCTCCAACAGTTACGGCAAAAGCATTGGCGCTGTTATCTAAAAATCTGTTGGACTGCGCGGTTAGAAGCGAAGTGTTTGCAATAGCAGTGAGAGGAGTCGTGCTAGGAGTAAACGCTGATGTGTATTGCGCGGTTCCTTTTAGAACACGGACATTTGAAATGTAACCAGTAAATGTTCTGTTAGAAGAGCCGGGGTCATATCCTTGTGTTCCAACATACGCATAGTCATTTGCGCCCGTGCTCACAGAATAATTGAATGTTGATGAAGTATCCAAAACCCCGTTTATAAACAAACGAAGCGTTGTGCCGCTTTTGGTTGCTGCGATATGAACCCACTGATTTCGTGGAATTGTTGCTGTTGAATAGACCGCATTTGAATAGTTGTATGCAAAAATGACGCGATCTACCGGGGTTTCATTTGAACCAGTAATTGCTAAATTCCATCCATTGAAACTAGACGCCGTGCCATAACTAGAAATTGATCCCCCATAAAGCACTTGCTGTCCAGTTGTAAATACCCATGCCTCAACGGTCATGTCGCCCGAACCAAACTGGAAAGCCGCGTTATTTGGAAACCTAATGTAGTCCGAACTGCCACTGAAATAGTTACTCCAATACCCGTTAGCCTCATAGGGCGTGAACGAGCCTTGGGTGGTGTTCCCGTTCCGAGTAATGGTGAAGTTGTTGGCGGACGAGTCTAAGAAGGTATTGTTCTGAGCGCCGTTCGTCCCGTTGCCCTGAAGCAGCAGCGTGGTGTTGGGCCAAAACTGATCCCGCATCCACACATTCTGTGCTGCGTAGGGCTGCGTCTGTGCCTGCGTCCACACACCAG